CCCAGGTGTGTTGAATGTTTGCCGTCCGAGGAACCGCCCGCCCGTCATGGTCTGAAGGGCTTGCGCCAATTGCGTGCGGTCGGTTTTCGAGAGGGTGATGCCCGCTTGTTCGATAACGTGGCTAATCTCCTCCTGGACCGCGTTGAGCCAATCGGCGTCTACGATGGTCGCCTTGACGCCCGCCTGCGGATTGCCGCCCTGGAAGAATCCGGCCGCACCCGGAGAGGCCGGAACGGGAATCGTCGCGGTAGCTTCCGCGTTGTCTATACGGAACATTGGAAGGCTCCTTTAAGCGGGTTGCGCCTCGGGCGCGGGGTCCGGTGTATTGCCCTCATCGAGCCATTGTAGATACGCCTGATAGTCGCGATTTGATCCGTGCAACGGTATCCAGGTTTGATCCGCAACGCGCAGGATCATTTCCGGATTAGAGGTCAGTTGATATTCGGCCATGGTTCAGAGGTCCGCACTGCAAGCGATGGTGAGATTAATCGAGGTGTTGCCAGAGGCGGCGCTTGATCCGGCCATGAATACACCGACCGAGCTTTGCAGGCCCGGCGCAGCGACGTTGAAATTGCTCGACCCGTTGAACGGAATCGCGAGCGACGGAGCGCCTCGCATGAGCGTCCGGAAATTCGCGCTTCCGCCAGCGGCTTGGCCCACCCCGGTATTGAATATGCCTAGGTATATACCGACGATCTGATAGAACCGCTCGCAGTTGCGGATGTCGGCCTCATACTCGGGCTTGTCGAACTGCGTAGCGACGTTGCCCGGTTCAACCTGAACGCCGGTAATGTCGATCGTGCCCGACTGAACGAATGCGCCTTGCGCGGAATAGTAGAGGAGCAGGCTCGTATTCGAGTCGCCGTTGGTGCCGACGACCAAGCCTGACATGCTGGGAATCGCTTGCGTCCAGGTAACGCGTTGCCATGTCCCAGCGGGAAGCGCCCAATCGTGCGCGCCAACCTGAACGCCTCCGGATGGCGAACCGCCTGTGCCCATGACTTGGTAAAGCAGACCGCGCAAGTTGAGCGCGGCCGAGGCGCGCGCCCAGAGCGATACTGTCACTGTCTTGCCCGAGAGGCGATGCACGTCCTCGATGCAATGGGTGACGTAGTGCGCGCTTCCGGCGACCGATGATCCGACGAAAACATTGCGCAACGCATACAGGAAAGCCTCGTCGCCGATGGCGGCGCGGTCCGCGTCGGTCAGCGCGAGGCGGGAGATGGTATAGGTATCGCTACCGGAGTGCGTCACCTTCCAGCGGTCGAGAGTATAACCATCGGTCGTATAGGTCGGACCGGTCCGCTGCGAGACGTTGAACAGCGGATTGTGGACGACGTTGCGCCCCTTGTTATTGACGGCGGAGGCCGTCGCCCCGGCGACCGCATTGTCCACGTATTGCTTGGTCGCGGTGCCAAGCGCAGCGGACGGATCAGCGGCGAGGAGGAGCGGCCCCGCCATGGTGCCACCGGCCAGTGCCAGCTTGGTCGTATCGCTAGGGTGGACATGGTCCGCGCGCGCCCAGGTCGTCGCAGTGCCGATGGCAACAGCGCCATTCATGGCGGGAGGCGTCGAGGACGGCGCAGGCACGATGGGCAAATGCGCGCTGTAGTATTGCAACGTGACCGGTTGCAGCGGCGAGGAGGGGTCGGCAGCGAGCGTCAGCGGCCCCGCCATGGTATCGCCCGAGCGTTGAACCGCGCCATTGGCGGTTGCTTGCGCGGCAGCGGCAGCGGCGGTCGCGGCGTCAATCTCGGCAGCGGCGGTCGCGAAATTGTCGCGGACGCTCTGCGTCGTCGGCGAGCCTTCAATAGGTATCGTGATGTCGATGTTGCTCATGGCATGGCCCTAGCTTGGATTGACGTGGTCCCAGATGGTCGCGCCGCCATCCCATACCGAGGCGCCATCATCCCAGGTTGACTCGGTTGGATACTCGAATATCGGAATGGTGTGCGCCGGGGCATATTCGCGGATCATGCACTCCAGCAAATCGTTGCCCCAGGTCGCGAGCGGTTCGCCCGCTGTCGATTCGTCCGCGCGAAAGTATGTCACCGTCACGAGCGGACCGACGACCGTCCAGGCGAATGCCCAATCGGCGGAGTTATCAGGATCGCCCGCGCGGTTGACGCTCGCGCGGAACGGCGCCGATTCCTCTATCGTGATCTTGTAGCCAAGCGAGGCCGCAAGCTCGATGAAGTATGGAATCGACTGACCGCCTCGCGCGGCGAATTTGGCGCATACCGCTTGCTGGCGTTGCTGGATGGTTGGCAATGGTCCGGTGCAAGGGTTCGGTAGACCGAGCGTCGCCTCCCACTCGGGCAATAGCTGGCTCGTTGAGCAAGGAAACGCCTCCGCGATGATACCGCTCAGCCATGCGCCAAGGCGTGCCCATGTCGGCATGAGCGTAAGGAGGTCCGCGTCCTGGATGCGGCCCCAGCCGCGATGCCAGACGCGACCGCGCGGAAGCAACCGCTGGAACTGCCAGAGGTAGTCGGTCGCGCTATAGGCCGGTGGTGGCACTACGACGCTCCAGCCATCGAGAGGACGCCGAGCGTTGGCAATCCGCCGGTCGGCGCTGTGACCGGCAACGCGGGCGCGATCATGGCGAAATGGTTGATGCCTGAAACGGTCAGAATCGCCTCGTATAGATCGGACGGATAGACCGTGCCCGTGACCGCGCCAACCGCAATGAACGCGTCCTGGAGCGTCGCGGTTATGGCCGCCTGCATGTCTACCGTGTTGGGGTCGAGGTCCTGAATGGTGACATCGACCGGAAACGCGACCGGTGCGGCGGAGACGACGAGCGCGGTCACTGGTCGGAGCGGATAGATGTAATCCGCAACCACCAACTGATCGCCGGTCGCGATAGGAGGCAACCGCGTTTCAGCGGTCGCGGTGCCATTGGAGCCTTGCGGAAAACCGCCCTCGGCCGCGCGCACGTCATCGAACATCGTATATACGACGACCGTTCCGGCGCCCGCTCCGTTCGGATCGCACCAAGCGCGGGTAACGCCGGGGACCTCCAGCGCCCAGCCGATATAGTCGGTCTGCGCGCCACCCTGCGGCGGTTCGCGGTAGCGTTGGAGCATCCGCGTCCGGAGCGCCTCGTCGGTCTCCTCGTCCGCGCCTCCGGAGGTCTCGCCGACGGTAAAGCCGCCAAGGTTGATACCGTCGATGGCAATGTTGATGTTGATGGGCGTGCCGGGGTCACAGTCGGTATTGGCGCCTGTGACGGTCGCGACGATGGGCACCGTAACCAAGCCATCAACGTCAGTCGTGCCGTCCGCTGTCGTCGCATAGGGGACGCCATCGAATCGCGTCAGCGCGGTGCCGTTCGGTATCGTCCGCCCGGTCGTGCCGTTGAATTGCGCGGAGCCGGAAGCGGCGGCGGCGTCCTTTGTATACACACCCACCAGGCCCGCCCAGGCATAGAGATATTCGCCCAACGCGGTGAACGGCACCGCCATGCGAGCAATCCAGTCGCCGTAGCCGTAGACGCCATAGGCAAGGCCCGCCATCACCCATGCGAGGACGCGGAGGACCGCGTTGCGGAGGAGACCGGTCAGACCAGGGACGCCGGATGTCGTAATGTCCTCGATGGCCTGTTGCTGGAGCGCGGTGAGCGTCGGTCGGCTATACGGCATGGACTATCTCCGCGCGGTTGACATGAGACGCGAGAGCGGCGCGGTGTTCGGCACATAGTTGAGCGTCGCGAGGTTGTCCCACACCTGAGCGAATACGAACCGCGTCACTGAGCTATCCGGCTTGGTAATGGCGATGCCGATGCCGAGGAACGTTGATCCGGCGCCGCCGAGCCATGCGGTGTTGACCTCGACCGACTTGGCTACGCCATCATCGACCAGCCATTGCATACAGTCTTGCGCGTAGCGTCGCGCGAGGCCGAGCGTGTCGCGGGTTTTCTTGGCGCGCTCCAGTTGCCAGAGGTTGGAGCCGAGCGGTTGGTCCTGGAACGAGTCCGCCCACCATCCGCGTCGGTCGGTGGTGCCATCGGTCGGAACAAAGTCGGGCGTCGCGAGCTTGTCGGTGAACAACGAGACGAGACAGGCGGTCTCAAGGTCCTGGCCGGTCATTACGTCGCCCTCGGCAAGCTGCCAGTCGCCAAGCGCGTTGGCGTTGTCCCAGGCGATGAGGATATCGCCCTGGCATGGCGCGACCGGCAGCGGTTCAACCGCATCCGGTAGCATCCAGCCGCTGTCTACGATCCAGCTCATAGGCGCCCCATCCAACCGAGGTAAGCGACGAATGCGATTGATGCGACGAGCAACGCCCCAAAAATCATGGCCCGACGTGTCCGTTGGGTGCGTTGATGGTATCGGCGGTAATCGTGCCGCTCGCGATGATGTCGCCCGCAAGGTGGACCGTCGCCTTGCCTCCGCCCGGTCCTGCGATCATGACGGATGGCGCCTCGACCTCGACCGTGCCCTTACTCGTTACCGATATCGTGTTGCCTTGCTTGATGGTGATGGTATCGCCCCACTGCGAATAGAGCGCGACCTCGCCCGCGTTGAGGTTGCGGAGGCGGAAAGTCTGATTGTTGGTCGCGACGATGAGACCGTTGCTCCGGTCGCCGCCGATGAATAGCGCGACCGCGTCGCTACCGACCGGCGCGTGCGACGAGAGGCCGAATTGCTGAATGACGTTGAGGCTGGGGAATA